ATGTTAAATAAACGTTATCCCGATTGTATTCTTGACATGTCAGACTGTCCCTCGTGCTCTCTTTGCCGTTGCGGCAAGGACTGCCGTAACAATCCTGCAAATAATGTCGCCTACCTCCGTTCGCTGTCGGGGATGACACAAAAACAGTTTTCCGATTTTTTCGAGATTAGCAAAGGCACCTTGCAGCATTGGGAACAAACATCTTCCGCCAAAAACATTCAGCCGTGGCTGTTGGAGCTGATAGAGTATAAGCTTCTGCATGAGGGTATAATTAAATACTGACAATACACTTAAAGGTGTAACAAAAATAATAAATTTTGCTACGCCATATTAAAAATCTAAGGAGTTGTTTTTTATGATAAAAAAAATCACTTCATCGGAGGAACTTGTCGCACTGCGCTCCGCTGTCGGCATGACTCAAAGGCAGTTCGCCGATTACTTCCATATGAGCTACCGCAACATTCAAAACTGGGAGAACGGCGTGAGCGCTTTTCGTACATACATATTCAGCTTGATGAAATACAAGCTTATTTGCGAGGGCTTGTATAAGGATGATAAGTAATTTAACGTGCATTTCTTTCTGAAAGATGAACATTAACGAACATTAACTATAGGCGTATTTAGATGTAATCAAAAGCGGAGGGGTTTACCCTCCGCTTCTTTTATAGTTTAGCCGCCATATTGCAAATCAGCGTATCAAGGTACTGCACATCCTTATAGTGTTGCTTCCAATAATCCGCCGTGTTTATCACGCCTTTTTCGGCAAGCTTTTCGATTGCCTTTTCAACTTCATTTTCGGACAACTTACTCATAAATTCACTCTCCCATTTTTTGTTTTTTTCGCCTGTTCCGCACCAATAAGCGGGGCAGCTCTTTCCCGTCACGTCAAAATGGCGCACAACATTATCCTTTGTCACGCCGTACTTTTTCATAAGCGTTCGTGTCAGCTCCAGTGCATTTTTAATTGTGGCTGAGGACGGATATATATTTCCGTCCTTTTTGTCGTCGCAAAGCTCAATGCTTATGCTGTTCGTATTCGTCACAACGCCGTACTTTGTTCCGCCGCCCGTAGTTGCGCAATCGGAAAACTTTTTGCCTCCCACGCTCCACGCAACGTAATTGTCGGGTACGCTCTGCGTAACGCTGTCGCTGTCAACAAAATAATGCGCCGAAGCCTTTACTACATTGTTTTTAAAATACTTTCCGTTGCTCTCGGAGGTATCACCATCGTTTGCGGTGTAGTGAATAACTATGTACTTTATTTTTGACGTGCTTCTCGCATCTCCGTAATTGCTTTTGTTCGCCAAATTTGTTTTTAATGTATACGACATTTTTTCCTCCTTAAAGCTTCTTCAAAACCTCGACAAGCTCTTTATATAAATTATCATAGCCGTACATTGCGCAATATGCCGCCACAAAGCCTGTCACGACCGAGCCTACCGCAATGGAGAAATTCATCGTTACATTTTCCGACGCTGTTATAATCACGCTTCCGAGAACGCTCAGTCCCGAAGAAATCACAACCGCCAAAACCCTTGTAGGTATCTTCTCCTCCGTAATGTCTTTCACGACCTGGACTATAATGTTCGTCAAAACAACCAGTAGCGCAAATGAGGTTGAAATTAAGCTTAAATTTTCAATCATCATTATCATTGTCCCCTTTAAATTTTTCCTTAAAAGTTTTTATCAATGCCATAAATCCACATTCAGATCCGCACGCCGAATATACGCAGGTGCAAAGCGTGTCGGGTATGCCGCCCGTCTTTACGTACAACACAATCATGCACACCGTAAATGCGACAAGTATTACCCCCACAAGCACGAGCACCAAATTCATCGTGCCTATCTTTTTCATCTTCTTTCTGCCTCCAAGTCTGAAATGCGGTGGTTTGCAACCTTTATTTCCTCATCCAAAACGGCGGCTCTTTCTTCCAATTTATATGTCCTTTCAATCACCGAATTGTGCTTATCCTGTTTCTTTTCAAGCTGTTCAATGCGATAATTTGTCAGCTTCGTATTAACCGCAATTCCGGCAAAAGTGCCGAGTGCCGAGCCGCACAGCGTTATGAGTGATACAATTACTTCTGTGCTCATGCTTGTGTTTCCTCCGCCGATTCGCCCACATCGTATTGCTTTTCAATCGCTTCGTTGATTTCCGCTAAATCCTCCTCTGTCAAAACGCCCTTTTCAGCCCAGCCTGCGGCATTTAATACAACCTGATAATCAGCCATTTTGCCGACTGCTCCTATAAAACCTTTCTTAACAAAGCTTCTTAAACTAAACATTAAACATTTCCTCCCATACTTAAAATTGCACTTTTTAATTCTTCAAATTTGTTGTCGATGTACTTTTTTGTGTCTGCAACGTAGCAAACCCCAACGCCGCCCACATTGTCCGTAAATATATTTGTTGCAGAAGAGTAAGTCTGTAATTTTAAAAATTCTTCCGTTTCCTCATCGGAAAGATTTGCCTTCTCATTTTCTCTGAGTTCAACAATAAACGTCAGCGGTGTTCCGTTCGCCGCCTGTTCATTCATCCAAGACTTACACGCTTCAACCCTCTCGCTCGAATCCGCCTCCGATGTAATGTTCAAAGTGTCATACGACAGGGCGATATCAAGGGAATCGGCGACTTGACAATACTGACCTTCCTCGTCCGCTTTGTATAGATTCTCGCACCGTTTTAAATGACTGCACATTGACTGAGCACCTTTGTCTGTCCCAAGCTGATGAAAAATTCTGAAATTTGTCACAGTGTCTTTTGTTCCTGTATATCTTGAGATATCCGACACGGCATACTTATTTGAGTTCAAAAATTCCTCCGTCACCTCAAACATCTTAACCCTTCGCACAAGCTTTCCGCCGTTCTCCGTATCAAATTCCGCCGTGTCGCAAATCCACTGCTGTGAATTTTCATCCGTATAATTTCCGCCGTCCGTGACGGGCAGGGCGTAAAGTCCGCCGTCAGGTTGAATTGCCGCCTTTCCGCCTTTTTGAGGAACATATTCTCCGACGCTTTCGCCGAATACAAGCATAGGCTTTAAGGTTGCATCAACCGTTGTACCGTTCGGAACGTCAATACCTACGGAATAATCCTTGCTTTCATCCGAAACGGTAAACTGCTTTTCAGTCTCCCCGTAAACCGACCCGACTTGATATATATTAGCATTGCAATCATCGGGCAAGCCTAAACATTTGAACGAATACTTTCCCTTCGGCAAACTTCCCGTTCGAAGGAGAAATCTTATAAACCCGTTGCTTAAAGACGTTCCTGTTATTGTTATGCTTGCGTCTGTGTTAACGGTGAAATTCACTCCGTATTTCACACACGACTCCGTAGCATACGGAAACGGCAAAATGTTTTCTCCGCAAACGTTCACCTTGTCGCTTTCCAATCCGCTCATCATCTGAGGATTGCTCGGTTCGGGTTCTGCCTCCTGCGTTGTTTTTCCGTACAGAACCAACTCTTTAACAGGCTTTTCCGCACAGTCTGTCAATTGCAGTTTTGTTCCGGCGGAAAACAAGTCCACCGTCGGAGCAGTATCTTTTGCAAGATTTTTTATATCCTCCGCCGTTTCGTTAAGAATCGTGTCTTTTTCCTCTTTCAACATATCCGTATCGACCAATGTAATTTTTCTCGACAT